TGGAAGCGGCTAATAACGATTTCAAAGGAGACGAACAGAATGAGCACTACACCTACACCTACGCCTGTGCCTTCGATTGCTGATGCGATTACTGCTGTCGAGCAGGCAGGTACCAACTACGGCACGGCCGTCACTCAGACCATGAACGATCAGACGGCGGCCGCCGCTGCCCAGGCCAAGGCGGACGCTGCCGCGGCTGTGGTGACTTCGGACCAGGCTGCGCAATCGACGGCAGCCGGCAACTACACCGTGGCGCTTCAGGGCCTGGTGAACGCGGCACAGGCTCAGATTGCGGCACTGGCCCCTCCGGCGCCCCCGGCCGGGAATTAGGCGAGAGACAGGGAAACAGGGGGCAGGCTTTCGGGCCTGCCTTTTTAGGCCAGGGGAACACTAAGTACTCAGGTGAATACCGGGGGTGGTAAAAATCCCTGCTACCTCGCCGCCTCTAGACCGCCGCGTGCAACCGCGCACGAGTTACCACGTTTTCTAACCTTTACCACGTTTGAATCTAAAGGACTTAGCAGGATGGGACAGCGGGGGCCAATTCGTAACCCAAATTCGAGGCGCGGGCAGGCGGAAATCCGTAAGCGTCAGAAATTTACGGTGATTCCTGGAACGCCCGGAAGGGTGGCGGAAGCGGCCTTACCGATACCTGGTCCGGCCGCTTCGGACCTACCCACTTGTGACAAGTGCTTACCCCGGAGAGTACAGGAAATCTACCAAAACCTGGTAATTGACCTGGCGGGCGCGAAAGTCCCTATCAAGCAGATCGATTCCCACGCGATCACGATGGCGGCGCGGTGCTTGGATGCCGTGGAGGCCGCGGAGGCGATTGCCGAGAGCGCAGACACGCCGGTTGAGCAGAGGCTTTCGGCGCTTCGCCTGAAGGTCCAGTTTGGCAAGGACCTGATTCAGTGGTTGCAGCTTATCTGTGCCACGCCCGGCGCGCGGGCGCGGATCGGGCTGAAGGCGCCGGCTGAAAAGAAGATAGGTCCGTTGGCGCAGATATTGGCAGCGAAACAGGGGAGGCGGTTGTGAGGCGATGGACACTGACGGCATCTATTTCGACGCGGCGTCGGTTGAACTCGATTTCGCCTTCATAGAATCCCTGACGCTCACGAAGAGTACGAAGTCCGGGGGGCCGGAACCGTTCACGCTGCTTGCACCTCACCGGAAGTTGGTCGGTAACGTAATGGGGTGGCGGCGCCCGGACGGCACGCGGTTGCATCGGCGGTGTTACTTCTCAGTGGCCCGCAAGAACGCCAAGACGCAGATAGCCGCGGCGCTTGGGTTAGACCTCCTGGTGTTGGACGGTGAGGCGAGTCCCGAGATTTACATTGCCGCGAAAGACCGGGACCAATCCGGTATCTGTTTCCGGGCCGCGGCGGACATGGTGTACGCGCACGAGGAACTGCGCGACCTTCTGCGGGTGGTTGAGTACCAGAAGGAGATAATCAACCCGCTGAACGGTGGGAAGCTCAAGGCGCTATCGAGCGAGGGTAAAGGTAAGCACGGATTTAACCCCTCGACGGTGATTATCGATGAGTTCCACGTGTGGGGCGCGACTGAGCAGGAACTCTACGACGCTCTCACTTCTGGGTCAGTGGCGCGCCGGCAACCGTTGACGATTATCATTACCACAGCCGGCGTGGACGAGTACACGATGTGCGGCCGGGAATACGAGTACGCCCGGAGTGTTCGGGACGGCATTATCACAGACCCGACATACCTGCCGCTTATTTACGAACTGCCCAAAGATGCCGACTGGACAGACGAAACTCTTTGGCACCTACCTAACCCCACGTTGGGGCAGATTGTGAATATCGAGGCTCTCCGCGAGGCGCGGGACAAGGCCCTTACGATGCCGAGCGAACAGACGAAGTTTAGACGCCTCCAGTGCAACCAATGGGTGAACAGCAGAGATACGTGGATACCGCTGATCCATTGGGACGCCTGTTCCTGGAAAAGCTCAGACCCCATCCCTGCTTTGGCGGCTTAGACCTAGCGGCGGTAAACGACCTTACGGCGTTCGTGTTGGCGTGGCAGTTGGGAACTCTGGTCTATACCTACCCGTGGTTCTTCCTACCTGGTGATGGGTTGGCGGATAGATCCAAGCGGGATAACGTCCCCTACGACGCATGGTCGAAGGCTGGTTACATCGAGCTTACGCCGGGTTCGGTGACTGATTGGCGGTACGTCACCGATCGCATTAAGCAACTTGCGAAACTGTTCAAGATTCGCCAAGTGGCGTTTGATCGGTATGGTGCCCGCGACACAGTGGCCGATCTCATGGAGGCCGGGATTGAGGTAGCGGACACCGGGCAGGGGTTTGTGAGTATGAACGCCCCGAGCAAGGGCCTTCAGGAGTTAGTACTCTCCCGCCGACTGATTCACACCGGACACCCGGTGCTCCGCTGGAACGTGGACTGTACGACGGTTGACCAGGACGCCGCGGGGAATATCAAGCCCGTGAAGCCGAAACGGCAAAAAGGCAGTAAGCGAATCGACGGCGTAGTAGCGCTAATTATGGCGATATCGCGGATTCAGGCAGTAGCACCGAAAAAGAAATCTGTCTATTCGGGGAGAGGGATCTTGACGCTATGAAGGATACGCTAATTAAACCGCAGGGCGTGTTAGTGCCAGCGGAAACCAAGCGCCTTGATCTACAGGACGCGCTCCTCGTGGCCGGTTTCCTCGGCCTCGAATCCGGCGTAGCGGCTATCTACTGGCCGGCCGCTTTGGTCCTCGGCGGGGCGATCTGCTTTTTCTTTGCGTACCTGATCGAGCGCGCGAAAGGCGCGAGGCGATAAATGGGCGTACTCAGTCGTAATCTCGGGATCAAGGCGTTCTCGCTGGAAGATCCCGCGCAGCCGTTGCTGCCAATGTCCGCCCTATTTGAGTCACTGGGCCTCGGGCGTTCCGATGCCGGCGTGATGGTGAACGAGAAGCAGGCGATGCGGCTCACCACCGCGTACGCTTGCATCAAGGTTATCAGTCAAGACCTATCCCGCCTTTCTCTCGATGTGTTCCAGCAGATGCCCGACGATTCCATGCGGGTAGCTCGGGAACATCGCCTCCACCCAATTCTCCACACCCGTCCAAACCCGAACATGTCGAGCATGGTTTGGCGCGGCGCAATGCTCGCCTCGGTATGCGCGTATGGCAACGGCTACTCCTGGATCAAGCGTGACAAAGCGGCGCGCGTTATCTCGCTCGTGCCACTGAACCCCGCGCGCACCTCTCCCGTCAAGATCGCCGGCCAGTTGTGTTACGGAACTACTCAGACCGATACCGGCGAGGCGGCGTTTATTGAGCCCGAAAACATGCTCCACTTCATGGGGCTTTCGCTCGATGGCATCGTGGGGCTTTCGCCTATTCAGACGTGCAAGAACGCCTTCGGGTTGGGCCTGGCTGCTGAGAAGTTCGGCGCGCAGTTCTTTGGCAACGGCGCACGGGCAACCGGCGTATTCAGTCACCCGGAAACATTGGACACCGAGGCTTACGAAAACCTCAAAAAATCCGTTCGTGAGTTGGCAACTGGTGACACGGCCTTACGGCCTCTCGTTCTCGAAGAGGGGCTGAAGTGGCAGCAAATAAGCATCCCGCCGAACGAAGCGCAATTTCTGGAAACCCGCAAGTTCCAGAAAGAGGAAGTAGCCGGCCTGTATCGAGTGCCGTTGCACCTTCTGCAAGACCTCCAGCGCGCCACGAACAATAACATTGAGCATCAGGGGTTGGACTATGTTCGCTTCTGTTTGGCGCCGCTCGCCGTGAATATGGAACAGGAGATCAATTACAAGCTCCTCGGCGGCGTGTACGTGACTGAGCATAACTTCATGGACCTCGAGCGCGGCGATTTTGCTAGTCAGACTACCGGGTTGCTGGCGTTGCGAAATGGTGGCGTGTACCACGCTAACGATGTTCTGCGGGCGCTCCGGCAGAACCCGATACCAGAGGAAGAAGGCGGTAACGTCCGAATCGTTCAGGGCGCAATGATTCCGCTTTCGTCGCTGGTGGCCGAAGAGGACCAGCCGGCCACGCCGGGGACAGAAGGCACGGACTCCGATACCGGGGACCCCCCCACGGCTACCTTGCGGCGCAAGCAGATAACCTCAGCCTATCGAACGCTGTTTCGTGATGCGGTGGGCCGCTCTATCAACCGGGCTGGTGATGCGGAGTTCACGCGGCGGGCGATTCACCCGGCCGTTTCTTCGATGGCGCAGGCGATGATTGCCGCGCGGTTCGGGAACGCGGACCTCACGAAGAAAGAGTTGGATTTGATCGGGCGGGCTACGGCGGAAATAGCATCCTCCGCTACGGCCTGGCAGAAGCGGGACGCCTCCGCTATCGCTTCGCGGATCACAGAGCAGGTTTACGGCAAGTTGGCCGGGGAGATAATGGCATGAAGAACGGGCAGACGAGGGGATTTCGAGCATCCTTGCGAGACGACGGGACGCTGGAAATGCTGGTATACGGGGATATCGTAGACACGGCGACCTTATCCATGCTGGAAGCGTGGGGCTACCCCACCGATGGCTTTATCAGTGCAACGGCCATCAAAAAGCAAATGGATGAGGCCGGCGAATACGCCGGAATTTCCTTGCGGATCAACTCTCCGGGCGGCGATGCCTTCGAGGGTATCGCGATTCACAACCTGATAAGGGCACAGGGAAAGCCGGTAGCGGTGTACGTGGACGGTGTGGCGGCTTCCTCGGCGTCCATCGTTGCGATGGCCGGCGACACGATCACCATGGGTGGCAACGCGATGATGATGGTGCATAACGCCTGGTGTGGCTGTCAGGGCGAAGCCGCTGATATGCGCAAGACGGCGGACCTTCTCGACAAGGTGTCCGAATCCATCGGCCAGACCTACGTAAAGCGCACGGGCAAGACGGCTGCTGAGATTAAGGCACTCATGGATGCCGAGACTTGGATGTCGGCTCAAGATTGTCTGCGCGATGGATTCGCCACGAAGATCGCCGAGGAACCGGACGAACAATCCGCGCAAGCGATGGCGATGGCGCGCGGGTTCAAGGCTTTCGCCCGGATGAAGAATCTACCGGAGGCGCTCAAGGATAGCGCGGCCGGGACCGCTCCGGCGAAGAACATGGGAGCGGGGTACGGCGAGTGCGAGTGCTCGTGCGATAACTGCGCGGCGAACAACTGCGCAAGTTGCACGAACGCCGACTGCGCCGACAAGAATTGCCAAGATTGCCCGATGAAGGCGAGCGCGCATACGCCCGTTTCCGCCGAATCGGACCTCAGCCTCTACGAGGCCCGCATGTCCATGTTGGGCCGGAAGTCTTAAGCCAGACCTGCAAAAGTCGGCGTAAGCCAAACAGGCGACG